CGAAAAGGAATATATGCGTCTTTCCATATTTCATTCTGGAATGGACCGGCTTCTTCGACAATACCGTCTTCGTTTACCTTGAACCACAAGATGTTCTGACCTTTATCCTCTAATGTTATTTTCGTCATCATATCTGCACCCTCCTCAATTTCTCGATTTCGGTATATACCCGGCGAAGCCCGCCGCCGGTAAGGTTTACGATCCGGGCGATGTCCGAGCCCTCCGGGGCGTTCATCTTCGCCACGATGGCGGCCTGCGCCCGCAGGAATTTCTCGCGCTCTTTGGCATCGTCGGGGGTCACCTTGCTGTATGTATCGCCATACCGGCTCAACATCTCGGTGTAACCCACCTTCTTGCCCTCGATGGCCCGGTTTATCTTCTCTTTCAACCCGTCGGCTCCCATCATGTACCATGCGCAGCAGCGTTCGGTGGCGTTCCACAGGGCTTTCAATTCCAAAAAAGCCTCGTACTGCAAGTCTCCGGCCTCGTCCAGTACGATAAGCGGGGTGTCTATCGTGCGCAGGTAAGCCACCAGATCCTCGTAGACGTCGCCGTAACGTCCGTAACTGCTCACGCCGAACTCTTTGGCGATATACCGTATCAGTTTGAGTTTCGTTTTCACTTGCGAACAGTCCACATACACGGCGTTTTTGTGGTTTTTGACGTACACCTTCGCCGAGAAGGTCTTCCCAATGTTGGGCATGTCGCACAGAATGGCGCTCAGTCCGCTCTCCTGACACATCTCCAACTGCTTGCTGATAAACGCATAGGTAGGGGTCTTGGCCGCCGTCCACGGCATTTCGGCCCGCAGTTGCACACCCAGCCTCCGGGCGATACCCACCCAGTTGGCATCGCTCACTTGTTTTTCATAATTTCCTCTTTTGATGGAGTTGTACACGCTCGGAGAAATACCCAGAGCCGTCGCATGGCGGTTGTCGCTGGGATAGTTCCCCCGGTCGGCTGCTATCGCCTCCGCAATCCGTTGTTTCAATTCGTTCGTTATTTCCATATTGAATGCTGTTTGAATGTTTTTTTAATATCGTTAGAGTTTGGACATGGCATCTCTTTCAAAAG